TGTCATTATTACTTTCCTGTCATAAACTTAAAAAGGAAATAAACCAATGAAGTCTGTTAAGGATAAGGTCAAGGATCGGGTCATGAAGCAGGTCTGGAATAAGGTCTGGGATCAGGTCTATATTCAGGTCAGGGAGCAGGTCAGGGAGCAGGTCAGGGTTCAGGTCTGGGAGCAGGTCGGGGATCAGGTTAGGGGTCAGGTCCACAAGGAACTAAAAAATGAAGTCTGTTAAGGATCAGGTCATGGAGTGGGGCTGGTATCGGGTCTGGTATCAGGTCATATATCATGTCAGGGATCAGGTCAGGGATCAGGTCTGGGTTCGGGTCGAGGATCAGGTCAGGGGTCAGGTCATGGATCAGGTCTGGGTTCGGGTCGAGGATCAGGTCTGGGATCAGGTCTGGCATCAGGTCTGGGATCAGGTCCACAAGGAACTAAAAAATGAAGTCTGTTAAGGATCAGGTCATGGAGCGGGGCTGGTATCAGGTCTGGTATCAGGTCTGGTATCAGGTCAGGGATCGGGTCAGGGATCAGGTAGAGGATCAGGTCATAAAGCAGGTCTTAGATCAGGTCATGAATAAGGTTAGGGGTCAGGTCAGGGATCAGGTCATGTATCAGGTCTGGGATCAGGTCCACAAGGAACTAAAAAAATGAAGTCTGTTAAGGATAAGGTCAAGGATCGGGTTAGGAGTCAGGTCTGGTATCAGGTCTGGGATCAGGTCATGGATCAGGTCATGGATCAGGTCTGGTATCAGGTCAGGGATCAGGTCATGTATCAGGTCTGGGATCAGGTTTATATTCAAGTCAGGGAGCAGGTCAGGGAGCAGGTGAAAAATGAAATCCGTTCATAAACAGGTCTGGGGTCAGGTCGAGCATCAGGTCTATGCTCAGGTCATGGATAAGGTTAGTGGTCAGGTCAGGGATCAGGTCATGTATCAGGTCTTGTATCAGGTCTTGTATCAGGTAGAGGATCGGGTAGAGGATCAGGTCTGGGATCAGGTCCACAAGGAACTAAAGAAAAGTATTTCTATCCGTTAAATCTTCGTGTACTCTATCAAAAGCTTAGATAGCAAATAGGAGCTATACATCATGGCGAAAGGCAATATTAAGAGCTTGACTAAGGAACAGGAAGCCCTCTTTCCTGTCTATGTTGAACGGTGGAAAAAAATCGGCCTTTCGACGGACAGAATGGACCGAGATGCTGCCGTCGATGCCGCGAAGAAAGCCTATCGTTTGGTGGGCCTGAAAGAGCCTTCCAACTTTTACTTTACCAAGTCTCCTATCGACGCAGTAAACTTCATTAAGCAGAACTTGGACAAGAAAAGCTCGAAGTCTGAAATCTTTGTACAAATGATCTATGGCTGTCACGAGGCCCCTTGGCTTAGTTTCTACTCATTCTTCAAGGAACAGTGTAATCTTGAAATCTGCAACAGGCTCGAAGGCTTGATGGATTTGGCCGAGAAAACAGGCTGGCTGTCTGTATATGAAGATACTGTAGTCTTTCAAGAAAAGCCCACCGTCATTCGCTTTGACGATCAGGACAGGCTCCATTGCGAGACAGGTCCGGCCATTGAATATGAAGATGGTTTTGGTATCTACACATGGCATGGTGTTTCCATTCCTAAAGAATGGATCACCAGTCGTGAAACCCTCACTCCTAAGGCGGCTCTAAGTTGGCCTAACATTGAGCAGCGCCGCGCCGCTTGTGAGATTGTAACTTGGGCGCGCATTCTCCGCGAGCTAAATGCTAAGGTTATTGACGCCGACGACGATCCTATGATTGGGACACTTGTAGAAGTTACTATTCCCGATGTAGGCAAGGAAAGGTTTCTGAAGGTTATCTGTGGAACTGGCCGTGAGTTTGCCATTCCTGTTCCACCCAATATGACTAAGGCTCTCGACGCGAATGCTTGGACCTTTGATCTTGACGGAGATACTTTGCGTCAGCTAGAAGTACGTACCTAATACTATACCCTTTCTTTCAACTAGGAGAACAGAATTATGAAAACTTTTAAGACGATGGCCGCCCAAGGTGACTTCATTATCATGCGTATCAACGCTCTCCCGAAAGGTTTAGTTAAGATTGATCCACTTCAGGGCAAGCATATCGTAGCTCACTCCGAGACAGGTCACAACCATGTCATGGAAGCCAAGCATGTGACTGCGTACAAGAGTGAGAAGATCACCGACGACAGCAAGCTGTTTGAAATGTTCTTTTCAGTCGCTCAGGATACCACCATCGAACACCTACGTTCATTTGATACTCACGAGACGTTGCTGGTCCCTGCTGGCGACTACATTGTGAAACGTCAGCGTGAATACGTGCCGGAGGGTTTCCGTAAGGCTGCTGACTAATCGCTAAAAAGTTAAAAATTCAATCGGCAGGGCATTCCGCCCGCCAAACTGGGAGAACCCGAAGATGACTACGACCCTGTACACCATTCTGAACGCTTCCGGCTCGGTTCAGGCTCGCGGCTGTACCGCCGCCGAGGCTGCGCAGGAAGTCATGGGTTATGACGGTCACGAATTTGAAATTCGTGCAGACGAAGACGGCAACGGCTTTGAACTCTGGACCAGCCAGTTTAGCCGTAACTCGACCGCCTATCGCGGCTTGGTTAAATCGGTGATCTACAGCGTTAAAGATGACCGCGCGAAGGCGGAAGCCGAGATTTACACGAAGGTCATCCACCACGCTGATTGGTGGAAGGGCTGTGATGTGATGACGGACGCCGATTATGACGCGACCATGGCGGAAGCTGCCCGTGACGCCGAATGATTTCCGATCACTGATCGCCGTCAGCGGCTTCTCTAATCGGGAGGCCGCTGCGGCTTTACTATATAATTCCCTTTTATTTCAGACTATAGCAAAGGAATTAAACCAATGAAGTCTGTCAATAATAAAGTTAGGGAACTAGCCGAGGTACCGGTTGCGAAGAAGCTCAGTCGAAAAGTAAGTAGCTTAATCTGGGATCAAGTTTGTGGTCAAAGTGAGCGTCTGCTCAGAGATCAAATTTGGGTTCAGGTCAGAAGTCATGTCTGGGATCAGGTTTACAAGGAACTAAAAAAATGATGCGGACAATCCTTCATGTAAGTCTTGCGGTTATAGCTTTTGGGTTTCTGTTCTTAGGCTTTAAGGAACCATATACACACCGAAATACACCAGACGCGCACTTTGCGGCGCTCGAAAAACAAATCTATACGGAAGAAGATTTACATTGGTTAACAATGAACATCTATTTCGAGGCTCGTAACCAACCGCTTGCAGGAATGTTAGCAGTCGGACAGGTTGTATTGAATAGAGTGGAGCATCCTAACTATCCTAAAAATATAAAGGATGTGATAACGCAAGCTAAACTAAATGCTTATGGACAACCTATAAGAAACAAATGTCAGTTTTCTTGGTATTGTGACGGAAAGAAAGACGAGATAAATAAGAATGATAAGTTGTATTCAAAAGTAGAGTACGCTGCTCGGCTCGTCTTAGAGAGACGTATTCCAGATTTAGTAGATGGCGCTACTCACTACCACACTCTAAAAGTTAAAAGAGAGTGGGGATACCCATTGACAACTGTTATTGAAGATCATATCTTTTATAGAAAACCAACTCATCTGCCAAAAGGGAGCCTGCAATAAATGAATAGTCCGATCCTTATTATTATTGTTACTTTTATATATGCGTTAGAGGCCCTCCGACTTGTCTACATTGGACAGTCTGGCTTGGGCCTAACTTTCTTTGGTTATACGATTGCCAATATAGGTTTGATCTGGGCAATCACCCAAAGCTCATCCAATAATTAAAATGAAAGACAAGCATATTAAGGCATACATGGCTACGGCCCATGCTTTTGCTAAGTGTTCCTCCGCCACACGCCTACAAGTGGGCTGCATAATTGTAAAAGATGACCGTATCATATCCATAGGGTACAACGGTATGCCGTCAGGATGGACAAACGAGTGTGAGGATTTATCTTTCTTTTCTGCGACGGGAAAGCAGCTACTATCTCCCCAGTTAGTGACCAAAAAGGAAGTGCTTCACGCTGAAACGAATGCGATTGCCAAGCTGGCAAAGGAGGATGGTGGTGGCAAAGGAGCCACCGCTTTCATTACCCACGCCCCCTGTTTGGACTGCGCCAAAATAATTTTCCAATCAGGGATTATTAGTGTATACTATGCCCAAAAATATAGGTCGGAAGACGGCCTAGCTTTTTTGGAGAAATGTAATATACCTTGCATACAGGTCAAGGTTAATTTTAATAAATAAAACAAGGAGTTAAACAGATATGACATTCTCACTAAAGTCCTTCCTACACTTTGAAAATACCTTTAGAACTGCAAATCTTTTTGGAAAGTTTTCCATTAAAGCGAATGAAAAAGATAGGGACACTTACTGGGGATACCACCTAGTATTAAACTGTGCCACTTGCGAAATTCCCAAGATTACAAGTAAAAAAAATGTGGATAAGTTTACCCGCGAACTTGTAAAGCGTATCGATATGAAGGCTTATGGCGATCCTCAGATTGTTAAATTTGGTACGGGAAACAAGGCAGGGTTCACCCTTGTACAACTTATCGAGACAAGTAATATCTGCGCCCATTTCTGTGATGACTCTGGCGATATGTATCTTGATGTATTTTCCTGCAAGCCCTTCCTTAGAGAAGATGTTGAAAAAACAGTCAAAGAGTTTTTCAATCCACAGAGTATGAATGGAACCTTCCTTCTTCGTAACGCCCAAGATAAGGTATAACAGCTATGCCACGCGATTACAAGAAAGAATATGCCACCTATCATTCTTCTCCAGAACAAAAGAAAAATAGAGCGCAGCGTAACGCCGCTCGTCGTGAACTTGAGAAGGAAGGCCGTGTAGAGAAGGGTGACGGTATGGAGGTAGATCATCGCACGGCCATTAAAAACGGAGGTAGTAATACCAAGAAAAACCTTCGTGTTACAAACAAAAAGACCAACAGAGGTTGGCGCAAAGGCAAATCAAGTTATACTCCATAAATAAAACTAGGATATAATTCTATATGAGTACCGTCGATTGGATTAAATTCAAATAAAAAATAGAAGGTATTATCTACATGAAAATAGTTCTGGTTGAGTGGTATGATGCCCAGTCTGGACCTATAGGCTGGAAGCCTATGAAAGAAGTCTTGACCATAGAGCCAGCACTCAGTAAAAGTGTGGGCTACCTGTTGAAAGAAGTAAAAAACGGTAAGCACTCCTATATCGTCGTATGTCCGCATTTTACAGGCGTTGGGTATAAGAATATAGATGGTGATGGAGAAATTGCAATACCTAGGTCATGGATTAAACGAATCATTGTTCTCATGGACGATAAGGACGTTAAGCATGAATATCTTCTACCTCTCAAAAAAAGCTAAGACAGCCGCAGCCTACCATTGCGATAAGCACGTTGTTAAGATGATCCTAGAGTCGGCACAGTTGCTCTCTACGGCCCATCATATCGTTGATGGAGAGCCTTCTATCGAGTGCTATAAGGCTACCCATAAAAACCATCCTTCTGCTGTCTGGGCGCGGCAGACAGGGCTTAACTATCTCTGGCTTTGGGAACTTACTGAGAACCTTTGCAGAGAGTATACCCTTCGCTATGAGAAGACCCACAAGGTCGAGAGTTCGGGCCTGTTGCACAGATTATCCTATAAGCCATATGAATTAGCTGACGGAACTTTCTCAGAGCCTCCTCAATGTATGCCAGACGAGTATAAAGTTGCTAATAACTCTGTAGAAGCCTACAGAAATTACTATAGGGGAGCCAAAGCTGGCTTTGCCGTATGGTACAGAAACCCAGAATTAAAACCCGCATGGTGGACACCCTAGTAGGAAGACAAACAAAATGGATAATGAATTAGGAAAACTATTTAGTAAAAGAAATCCTCTTTACAAGAGAGAAATTCGTAGATACTATAAAGACCTTATGACTTTCTTCTGGATATTAGGTATTACTCTTATACCTATTATCCTTTACTATATTATTATATGGAGCTTTAAAACATGGGACTACTAGATGAAAAGCCTAATGTTCTATTTTTCTACATTTACAGAAACTACGTAGAGCGGTCAAGAGAATTCGAGAGGTTGCAAGCACATGAAAAGCTTCAAGAAATTCGTCGTGCAAAAAATCGCTTGACAGTGCTGGAAAATGACGTTATCAATGAGATTGAGGCTCTACAGAGACGACTTTAAAAGAGGCTTCTAAAGATGATTATTAATAATAATTATAATAATACAAACTTACTCTCTCTTATAGAGTCTACTATAGAGGTCTTATCAGATGTAAAGCTGAATGAGGAAATGAACTATAAGAATTTCATTTCTCTTTTGTCTTTACACAAAGAGTGGTCTTCTGTATATGAGTCCTTAAAGAAAGGTTCTCTAGAGGAATAGAAAATGTCTGATACCTTCAACTATAAGAAATACTCAGAAATCCCCGAACAGATAAAAGAATATATGTTAGTTGTGACAGGGGAAGTATCTATAGAGAACGTATCGCTTGACGACATCAACACTTTTCTCAATGGTCTATTTGAATGGGAAAAAGAAATAGCCTTTGAGGAAATTGCTAGTAGATCACCTAATAGAAATTACAACCTACACTGAACATCATGAACCTAGACAGAACAAAGAATCTTCTGCTAAATATTGCAGAGGACATTTCTTACCCTGTTAGAAATTATCGTCTAGCAGCCGCTGTTATGTTTAAGAACCAGATTGTTAGTGTAGGTGTCAACAGTCAGAAAACCGATCCATTCCAAACAAAGTATATGAAGAACCCGTTCTCCATTTACATTCATGCGGAAGTGTCTGCCGTTAAGAACGCCCTAAAAAGAATTGATCTGGACGACTTCAAAAAAAGTAGTTTGATTGTTGTCCGTATAAAAAGAAACGAAACTAACACGGCTTTTATTCCAGCTATGGCAAAGCCCTGTATGGGGTGTATGTCTTGTATCTCAGAATTTGGAGTGAAACATATTCACTTCACGAACGAAGAAGGTAAATTGGTGCAACTATGAAAGCAGAGTTAATTGATAATATGGGCAGTGATCTTTCTGTCTGTAATGCAGCAAGGGTATCTTTTGATAAGAAGACAGACTGGGATTACTTTCATGGTGAAAAAGTTCTCAAGGCCGCTGATCTAAAACTGATCGAATATCTTGCAAAGCACAATCACTATACCCCCTTCACTCATTGCACTATTACCCTGCGAGAGACTGTCCCTATTTTTGTAGCGAGACAGCGTTTCAAGCATACGGTAGGGTTCAGTTACAATGAAGTTTCTCGTCGCTATGTCGATAGTACCCCTACATTCTACTTTCCTAAAGAGTGGAGAAAGCGGGCGGAGAACAAGAAGCAGGGTAGCAGCGATGAGATTGTAGTTTACAAAGACTATCCGGTAGGTTATAGCTATGCCGTGAAAACCTGTCTAGCTGCATATGAGGCTATGCTAGAACAAGGGGTAGCTCCTGAACAGGCTCGAATGGTTCTACCACAGTCTATGTATACTTCCTATTTTGTGACTGGTTCTCTATACGCCTATGCCAGAGCCTATAAGCTCCGTTCTACAGACGATGCTCAGGCTGAAATTAGAGAACTAGCCCAGCAGTGGGACACAATCTTGTCTAAACTTTACCCTATCTCTTGGTCCGTACTGAAAGAGGAACGATAAAATGGTTGGCAGTTCAAAACTCAAGGGTACTACAAAAAATCAGATCAACAGCCGACATCTTGCTACAAGCATCGGACGGTCTAACAATACAAAACCTAAGAACAAACACAAGCGTAGATCATGGAAGAAGTATCGTGGGCAAGGTTAATCTAGGAGAATAACAGTGGCTAATCCACCGGATGATAATTCTAAAGTATCAAACATCGTGTTTTTTATTCAGAAGATGCTGGATAGACATATTGAAGGTAAAATGTCTTCTGATGCTTGGGAAAGATATGAGATGATGGAGTTGGGGTTTGATCCTAATAAACCAAAAGATGTAGAAAAGTACAAAGAGTTTATTGACTCTACATTCAAGGAGTTTGTTCGGGCTACTTCTGAGAACCCTGATACGCTCACTGACTACCTCTACGTACCGGGCGATGACGATGACGCACCCAGTGACGATGAGGACTACGAAAAAGATATTGAGTTTATTCCGGAATTTAAATTAGACGATGACGAAGACGAAGAAGAGGAAGATAAATAAAACATGAGTAATCTCTGGGCTAAAGACAAGAAGAAACTATTCAGAGAAATTTACCACCAGTACCTTGAAGAAGGTTACGATCACAAGTTGGCTAAACGGCTTGCTGAAGAAGAGGTAGCTGAGATACACGCCGAAGATCACAGGTTCATTCGTAACATCTTAAAAGCAGAATACGAGGACGATTAATGTCCATTTATAAACTGGTGCGAAAGTCAACCTTTAAGGAAGAATGTGTTGACTCCTGCGAATCAAGAAACGATATTGAGGCGTTAGTATCTTCTCATCGCCTGTTGACAGAACATCTTGGGTTCGTTACAAGAACACAGGAAGATGGCTTCGACGTTCTAAAAGGCTCAGGGGTTGTAGTATACAAATACAGGATCAAGGAAAATGGAAAATGAGGATAGCGTTATCACTAAGGCCCATCAGCCCTGTGAGGACTGTGGCTCTAGTGACGCACTAGCTATCTATAGCGACAACCATACTCACTGTTTTAGCTGCTTAAAGACTAGGTTCCCTAAAAAATCCTTCTTTGAAGAAGTAGAGGACGACGAAATGTCAGACGAGCCAGTTGTTAAAATCTACAGTAATGATACCCAATCCCCTGTCATTAAGGGGTTTATCTCAGAAATCAAAGATCGTAAGATTAGCAAAGATACCTGCGAGAAGTACGGCGTTCGTATTCTCCAAGATCACACAGGTGCTGTTTCTCAGCATCTCTATCCATACTATGATCGTAATAGTAATCTCGTAGCTTTTAAGATACGGCACGTTGCTAACAAAGAGTTTGAGGCGCAGCCACGCGGTGGGCTAGGCCGTGCCACTCTTTTTGGAGAGAACACCTGTCAGCAGGGCGGGAAGTATGTAACTATCTGTGAAGGCGAGCTTGATGCTCTCGCTACTTATGAGATGCTGGGCAGTAAGTGGCCTGTCGTTTCTATTCGAGATGGGGCTGCTTCCGCCGTTAAGAATTGCAAGAATAGCTATAGCTTTCTTAATAGCTATGAGAACATTGTTATCTGCTTCGATAACGATGAACACGGTCGTAAAGCTGCTCAGTCTGTCGCAGAACTATTTGAGCCTAACAAGTGTAAGATCGTCTTCATGGACCTGAAAGACGCTAGTGACTATCTAAAGGCTGGCCGACGCGAAGATTTTGTGAAGGCTTGGTGGGCTGCTAGAACCTTTACGCCAGCCGGTATTATCAATCTTAAAGACTATGGCCCAGAGCTTTACGATGAGGGTGCCCAGCAAACCTGTCTCTATCCGTTTGATGGTCTTAATGAGAAGCTCTATGGTATTCGTACAGGTGAACTTACCACAATTACTGCCGGTACTGGCACGGGTAAGTCTTCAGTAATGCGCGAACTTATGCACCATATTCTAAACCATACCAATGAGAATATCGGCGTCATCTCTCTCGAAGAGAATGTTCGGTCCACTATTTTCCATCTTATGTCTGTGGAAGCAAATGCTCGTCTATACATTAGAGAAGTCCGTGAAGCCTTTCCTAGAGCTGACTTAGAGAAGTGGCAGAACGCTACTGTAGGAACAGGACGCTTCTTCGCCTTCGATCACTTTGGCTCTCTAAAGACTGAAGAAATTCTTGCCCGCATCCGATACATGGTAAAGGCCCTAGACTGCAAGTGGGTATTCCTAGACCACCTTTCCATTCTAGTGTCTGGTCTTGAAGGCATGGATGAACGCCGAAATATTGATATTCTCATGACGAAGCTGCGTAGCCTTGTGGAAGAAACGAACTGCGCTCTGCTGCTCGTTAGCCACCTACGTCGGACAACATCTGACTCCGGCCATGAGGAAGGCAAGGAAGTATCTCTTGCCCATCTACGTGGAAGCCAGTCCATTGCTCAGTTGTCAGATACAGTTATCGCCCTAGAGCGAGACCAGCAGTCTGACGATCCTAACATTGCTAATACTACTACCATTCGCGTTCTCAAGAACCGCTATGCTGGCGAGACTGGAGTAGCCTGTCACCTATTCTTCAATAAGGAAACAGGGCGCTTGACAGAAGTATCTAAGTTGGGCGATAATGGTCAGGGAGATGACCCAACAACGGAGCTATAAAATGGAAGTCGTGTTGGATATCGAGACTGATGATCTCAACGCTACTACCATCCACTGCATCGTTGCTAAGGATATATCTACCGGAAGTATCTATACGTTTAAGAAAGAGGAGTGCTACAGGGACTTTCCAGCCTTTGCAAGGAATGTCGAAAAGTATATCATGCACAATGGTTTATCTTTCGACGCCCCTGTTCTAAATAGGCTGACTGGTGTGGGCATCAAAGTATCTCAGGTATTAGATACTCTCCTACTGTCACAGCTTACAAGTCCAGTTAGAGATGGTGGGCATTCTTTGGGGGCATGGGGGGAACGATTAGGTTTTCCTAAAATTCACTTCAAAGAGTTCTCAGAGTTTACGGAGGAGATGCTACACTATTGCATCAACGATGTGAACCTAACTCATAGGCTCTACATCGCCCTGCTGCCAGAGCTTCGTAATATCTCTAAAGAGTGCGTAGACCTAGAGCATACTATTCGTGTTCTTATTAATGAGCAGGAGAAGAACGGCTTTACTCTGGATATTCAGAAATCCCTTATTCTCATTAGTAAACTGAAAGACAGAGCCAATGCTATCGAACGGGAAGTTCAGGCAATCTTTCCTCCCATACCCGTTGCAGTAAAAGAGATTACGCCAAGATATAAGAAAGACGGCACCCTATCTAATGTAGGCCTGAAGCATATCGGTGAAGACCTTTCGTGTGTAGTTGGTCCTCATACGGCTATTGAGTATCAGGAGTTTAACCTTCAGTCTCGTCAGCAAATTGTTCGTCGTTTGATGTTATGTGGATGGCAGCCTGAGAAGTTTACTGACAAAGGACAGGCTACAGTAGATGAAACGGTGTTAATGGCGGTAGATATCCCAGAAGCTAAAAAGATTGCTGAATATCTACTATTAGAAAAACGAGTAGCACAGGTTCAATCGTGGCTTGATCTTGTGCAGAATGATGGAAAAGTTCATGGCAAGGTTCTCACGCTTCGCGCTATTTCTGGAAGAATGGCACACCATAGCCCAAACGTGGCTCAAGTACCTGCTAAATATTCTCCTTACGGTAAAGAATGTAGGGAGTGCTGGACCGTTAGCGGGCCTGATCTGGTTCTTGTTGGTTGCGATGCTTCTTCACTGGAGCTACGGGGGTTAGCCCATTATCTCCAAGACCCTAACTTTACTAAGGAAGTGGTCGAAGGAGATATTCATACTGCCAATCAAAAGGCTGCTGGATTAGAGACTAGAGACCAAGCGAAGACCTTTATCTACGCCTTCATCTACGGTGCCGGTCCTGCAAAGATCGGTAAGATTGTCGGAGGGGACGCCTCTAGAGGTAAAGAACTGATTGATAAGTTTCTAGAGAACGTCCCTGCTTTGGCAACCTTTAGAGCTAAGGTAGACAGAATTTCTAAAACAGGCTTTCTTCCCGGCATTGATGGCAGGAAGTTAGTTGTACGTTCCGAACACGCGGCAGTCAACCTGCTTATTCAAGGGGCTGGTGCCGTAATCTGTAAACAGTGGCTGGTTGAAATACATAAGCTCAAGAAAAAACATGGGATTGATGCTCGTCTTGTAGCCTCTATTCATGATGAGTACCAGTTTGAGGTGTCTAAGTTACAGGCAGAGGCTTTTGGAAAGATCACAAAACAGGCGATGAAGAGTGTAGAGAAAATTCTAAAGGTGCGATGTCCTCTAGATAGCGAATATCACATTGGTAATAACTGGTCTGAGACACATTAAACTTTTTATCTAGCGAGAAAAGAAAAAAGCATGATTGAGGTTCCTATCTCCATTGACGATATCTACAAAGCACGGCTTATGTCCGATGAGATGGGTCGTCTTAACAACTCCATTACCGCTGGCGGTGGCAATATCTGTGGGTTTTTAGGGGAAATTCTGGTAAGCAATTACCTAGAACTTCCTCTCGGAAACACTTATGACTATGACATGAAAACAGAGGCTGGTAAGACCCTAGACGTAAAGAGCAAGCGTTGTACTAGCAAACCTAAGCCTACCTATGAATGCTCTGTAGCTGCTTTTAATACCAAGCAACGCTGCGATTATTATGTCTTTACCCGAGTTCTTTCGTCATTGACAAAGGGCTGGCTTTTAGGATATAAGGCTAAGGAGGAATACTTTTCTAAAGCGAAGCTTCTCAAGAAGGGAACACTCGATCCTTCTAATAACTTTACAGTAAGGGCCGATTGTTACAATATTGAGATTTCTTCTTTAGATAGTATGGAAGATTTGAAAAAGCTATTGACAAATTCTTCCAAGTAGAGTAGCTTACTATTTCTAATAGAGCTAAAGGCTCATCTGAACAGGAGACTGAAATAATGAATGAGAACACCGAAACTACACTAAAGAAAGCTAAGTACCGTATCATTACGGGTAAAGTTTATTGGGCATCACTAGTAGAGCCTAATATGACCTATGAACCGACTTGGCGAGTGGATGTTGTTCTTGATCCTGCTACAAAGAAGATCGTCGAAGGAGATGGTCTAACTGTCTACAACAAAGGCGATGATCGTGGCGACTATGTCTCTCTTAAGCGAAAAGTGTTTAAGGGTGATGGCTCTAAGCGTGAGGCTCCAGAAGTTGTGGACGCCCAGACAAAGCGTTGGAATGGCCAGCTTATCGGCAATGGCAGCCTTTGCAACATTAAGTACAAGCCTTATGACTGGAACCGTAACGGCAAGTCCGGCTTCTCAGCAGAGTTAGTAAGTGTTCAGGTCATTGATCTGATCCCTTACTCGAAGGGCTTTACTCCGGTTGATGGTTATTCAATCGAAGACGAAAAAGAAGTTGTAAACCTGTAAAGTAAGCGTAACACGGGGCTATCGTTTTTGGATAGCATTCGTTGGTGGGTGTAGGAGTGGGACCACCAACACTCTAAAGTAAACATATTACACAAACTAAAGAGGCTAACACCATGATTTCTAACGAACTTCGTATTCTAAAGGCGCTACGTCAACGTCGCCGCGTTACTCGTAAGACTGCTATTGAGAATGGCTGGGCGGAGAATCTAACTGCCACCATTTCTCGTCTCCGCACCTTCGGCTTTGTCATTGAAGCCCTTCGTGCTAAGACCCCAGAAGGCGAGATGTATACCCGCTATCGTCTGGTATCTTCTCCCAAGAATAGCCCGCTACTGGCTAAGGCCGCTTAAGGTCTAGGCAGGGGCAACAGGTAATGAAAAACATCGACACGCTAGTAGAGGACATTTATGCTCTCTTCACAAGCGACTCAAAAACAACAATAAAAGAAGAAGACCTAAAAGAGTTTGCCGATGGTGTTTCAAAGGCTGTTGCCTCTGCTCTTTCTCGTAGCCCTAAGGAACGAAACAATCTTCGCCTGTCTATGATCGGTCAGCCAAACAGAAAGGTTTGGTATGAGATCAATGGCGCTCCTAAGAAAGACCTTACTGGTCCTACACTGATTAAGTTCCTGTATGGCGATATTCTAGAACAACTTCTCATTCTGCTAACTAGAACAGCAGGACACACGTTAGAAGACCCACAAAAGGAAGTTCAGGTCAATGGAGTTGTAGGGCACCATGATGCTATCGTAGATGGTGTTCTAGTTGACTTTAAGAGCGCCTCACCATTTAGCTTTAAGAAATTCAAAGAGAACACTGTCATAAACGACGATCCCTTTGGTTATATAGCTCAACTTTCTTCTTATGCTAAAGCATCTAATAAAACAAAAGCAGGGTTCATCGCCATCGATAAGGTAGGCGGAGAAATTGCTTATGCTCCTCTTCACCAAATGGATATGATCAATCCAGATATTCGCATTGACGAGCTACGGGCTATGCTAGAAGAAACAATGCCCCCTGAAAGGTGCTACGAGCCTGTTCCAGATGGCAAATCTGGTAATATGAAGCTGGCCGTAGGATGCAGTTTCTGTGATTTTAGAGACCACTGCTGGGGTTCTGCTAACGGCGGTAAGGGACTAAGGACATTTACGTATTCTACAGGTCCACGTTACTTAGTAAAAGTTATTAACGAACCTGATGTACCAGAAGTAACTAATGACTAAGAGGTTTAGATCAGGGTCTGAGGAGAGGTTGTTTAATTTTTTAAAGAGTAAAAAAATAACTCATAAATACGAACCGTATAAAATACCTTTCAAAGTATCTTTAGTTCGTAAGTATCTCCCAGACTTTGTTCTTTCAAACGGTATTATTTTAGAAGTTAAAGGTCGCTTCATAACAGCAGATAGAATGAAGCATCTTTATATACGAAAAGATAATCCTTTTCTTGATATTCGATTTATCTTTGATAACCCCATGTCCAAACTCTACAAAGGGTCTAAGACAACTTACGGGGATTGGTGTAGTAAGCATGGTTTTGAATATTGCTCCAGTAAAGATGTTAATGTAATTTTAAAGTGGGCTAAAGAAAAACTTGAGTAGCAGTAATATTCATCTTGACTTAGAAGAGTTTATAGACCATAACGCTCCTCCAGAAAAACTTCTTTTTCTATGCGTTCTTCTACAAGCTATCCTCGATGCAACTAAACCACAATCGAATAATGAACCTGAAGAAGAGATCGTCGCAAGACGAAATGCTCAGGCTTGGTTCTTTGCCTCAGTAGGCGTTACAGCAGAAGATTTTCTAACTGTTTGTGATCTTGCCGGTGTAGACTCTAAAAAAATGCGTGGCTTCGCTTTCAAAGTTCTTCGAGCTAAAGAAGTAAACTACGTTAGAAAAAGAATTAATACCGTTCTGTCTTTCAAATAGAGGAACTACCATGTCAAAAGTTGAAGAACTGTCTGTGTCAAAAGAGCCTCAATACTCTTTCAACGAAGATAGAATTTTGGTGGATATTAAAAAGTATATCGACCAGACTTATACACAGCACTATGCCTCAAGCAACTACCAAGCTACAGACACCATTATCGATGCTGGCTATGGCGATGGTTTTATTATGGGAAACATTCTAAAGTACTGGAAGCGTTACGGTAAAAAAGAAGGTCGCAACAGAAACGACTTGTTGAAGATCATCCACTATAGTATAATGATGCTTTCCCTTCACGATAAAACTTATCGCCAACCTTGATCTAAGGAGACAGCATTATTATGTCCAATTACCTTCCAACAGACTATCAGAATTTCATTGCTTTATCTCGTTACGCTCGCTGGCTACCTGAGAAAAATCGTAGAGAGAGTTGGTCTGAAACGGTAAAGAGATATATTGATAATGTTGTTCGGCGTGTAATTTCGGATGACGAAAAGACAATCAATACCTTAGAAGAAATGATTCTTAATCTTGAAGTCATGCCTTCTATGCGTATGATGATGACGGCTGGCTCTGCTCTGGACAGAGACAACACTTGTGCTTACAACTGTTCTTATATGCCTATCGACGATCCTAAAGCCTTCGACGAGGCTATGATGATCCTACTGTGCGGGACGGGTGTTGGCTATAGCGTAGAGTCTAGGTATACAAACAAGCTACCAGAAATCCCTGAAAAACTCTTCGTCTCAGAAGATGTTATTAAGGTGCATGATTCTAAGGAAGGATGGGCGAAAGCCTTCCGTAAGCTATTAGCAATGCTATATAGCGGCGAAATCCCTAAATGGGATGTGTCTGGTGTGCGTCCTGCTGGTGCCCGCCTAAATACTTTTGGTGGCCGTGCGTCAGGTCCTGAGCCTCTTGTAGAGTTATTTAAATTCTGTGTTGAGACCTTTAAGAAAGCTGCTGGTCGTAAACTTAGCACCCTTGAGTGCCATGACATTATGTGTAAGGTTGCAGATATTGTAGTGTCTGGCGGCGTTCGTCGTTCGGCAATGATCAGCCTGTCCGATTTACAGGACGATCATATGCGCCGCGCCAAAAGCGGAGAATGGTGGACTTATTCTCCGCACCGTGCCCTTGCCAACAACTCGGCTATCTACGAGGAAAAGCCAGACACAGAGACCTTTATGCGCGAGTGGCTATCCCTTGTTGAAAGCAAGTCTGGTGAACGGGGTATCTTTGCCCGCTATGCAGCCATCAAGCATGCAGAAAAGAATGGCCGTAGAGACACAGACTATGAGTTTGGCACCAACCCATGCAGCGAGATCATTCTTCGCCCCTATCAGTTCTGTAATCTAACTGAGGTAGTTGTCCGTCACGCAGATACAGAAGAGAGCTTAAAGAAAAAGGTATGGGCTGCTACCGTTCTAGGAACCGTTCAGTCTACCTTCACAAACTTCCCTTACCTACGTAAGATTTGGAAGCGTAATACGGAGGAAGAACGGTTACTGGGTGTCTCCCTGACAGGAATTATGGACGCACCTATCACCAAT